TGAAGGCGGCGGTACATGCTGTGGTATTTGCGTTTGTCTACCACTTTACCCATAAGGCGGCTTGGCGTTTTGTTAGTGGCATGTAAATAAATAGGCAGTGTCAAAATTGATTTCTTTGTAAGGAATTGATTTTAATAATTTTTGTTCGCAATACATAGAGGAATGCCTACACGGCGTATGCGTAAAAGAAAACAGTCTGGGGGAGAAAGTAATGCTTATACATTTGGTCAGGCGGTTTCTCCTGGTGCTCCGTATGCTTCGGAAGTAATTGGTGGATCTGCTTGCCAGGCTGTTCCGCGTCCTGGAGAAATTGTAGGATATTCTCCTCCTGGGCGCGGAGGTCTCCCGGGTTTTGCTGGAGGGTGGTCGCCGCTATAAAAAATGGACTCTCAAGCAACTCAAGCGCCTAGGAAAGAAAAAGATGCGTGGTGGTCGCTATGCCGTGGGCGCCCCTCTTGGTGAGACATTTGGGGGAGTTCTGAAGGGACCGAATGTGCTTCTTGATAATCAGAAGCTCGGCTGCAATTACTACGGCGGCGGAAAGAAGCGTAGAAACATGCGTGGCGGTGCGAGTCTTCTAGGCAGCCCTGACCTGGCTGCCTACGCCGCCCCTACGGCGGGCTACACAAATAACGCCTCCACCTGGGTATCTAGCACCGGCTCTCCTGTTCTCCTACAGACACCGTATGAGGCGCGCACGATGAATCCGGCATGCTTGAAGACGGGTGGCGGCAAAAAGAAAAAGCAGACTCGCCGCAAGCGTAAGAGTATGTGGTTTTGGTAGGCCCCCAGAGTTATTTTTGATTAGAATGTAGTGAAACTATATTCTAATCAAAATGTGTATTTAATGATGATTTGAAAAAAGAATCATCTGGATAGAGCATGGGCAGAAAAGCCTTTAAAAAAATAAAAAAGATGCGTGGAGGTGGAGATGGATATATGCCTGGAATTGATGTCAATGATGTTTCCGAATTTTCTCCAGCAAATGTTCCTGACCTGGTTCTATGGGTAACTGCGGATCCTACGAAATTAGTATATTCTACAATTCAAGACTATGTTTTGAATTTCCCTCCATCAATTGCGAATCATATTCTGGATGTATACAAGACAAAATTATCTGAAAAAGTGATTGTAGAAATTAATAGTAATCTTTCTAGCCCGCCGAATTCACTTGTAAGACTTGAACTTGATACGGAATCTGCTGTCGGATTTCCGAATTTTGTGACGAGGACTGGAGCGTTAGATATCATTGATATGAGTAACTTGCTAGATCCCTCAAGTAAAGAGAAACAGATTTACAAATTAGCAACAAAATCATCGGTGGGACTGTCATCTGATTTTTCAAGTTGGATAGAGGGAAAGAATGTCAAAATAGAATACATCGATCTTATTGAAAAGATAGTACTTTCCACGCCCTATTTTGAGAACCCTACAACAACTCTCGTAGAAAATGGAGTGGCTGCGATTCCCACCGCGGAATTTTCAGAAGTGATTGTTTATTCAAGAAAATTAACGGACGATGAGGTTGCCACCTTAGATGGATACATGGCATACAGAAAAAATGAGCAATACTTGCTGAAGTCTGACAATCCATATTTTCCCAGTATAGACTATCTTCCCTTTCTACAGGAAATTGCGAAGCAAATCCAAGAAACGGAGCATTCTTTAAAGTTAGAGTTAGATTCGTTTGATAAGTCCGTTTCAGAATACAGGGCAAAATTACCGGATGATCCGATTCTTGATTCGGCGAATTCTACAAAGGGAAATGCTGTAGCCGCCTTAAAAGAAATTTCTGATTTGCGGAAAAATATTACACGGGGAGGTTTACTTTCAAGAAAACGGGGAACGGAAACGGTCGAATCTGTATTTCAGTCGATGGCAGATCTGTCTCTGTATACACCCGCCCTTACTCAAGAAATTATGAGCAGCAAAATTGCCGAAATCGCAGTTACTCAGCAAAAGTTAGACGCCTACATGAAATCACTCGGCTCTGTTGATGAAGTAAAAACAAGGGTGGATGCTCAAAACAGTGAAAATGACCAGATAAAACAAATGACAGCGGCGCAAAATTTGGAACAACTTCACCATGCACAAACACAGACACATTTGCGCGAAGTATACAGCGATTTACGCAAAAAAAGTGATGAGATTAATGCTCTAGGTTCCACCTATTATAATTCTCTTGTGAACGATTTTACAAAGCAGGTAAAGACAATGAATGATGCTTTTCAGTATTACGCAAAGGATACTGAATCACGTTGGAACACACTTATGGAACAATTCAATGCAGTTGATAGCCAAATTTCTTCACAAACTTGGTTGAATTATATTCCCTCCCTAGACACATCCGTTGTTTCAGAAAACAAAAGGGGTGATGCCGTTATTTCTATACAATACACGGATTCCTATTTAAATAATATACAATCCCTTTATGAACAAATTCGCAATCAAATAAAAGAGGGCGATTTTGCCTTCATAAGGGATGAAATTGTATATCATGCGGCAACACTTACAAAATTCTATAAAACCCTACAGGAAAAAAAAGTAAACCCCCTCTGTAAAAAGACATTCCTACCCTTTTTTAAGAAGACGTATCAAAGTGTAGAATCATACGCAAATGAATTTGATATATTCTATTCAGTGTTTACCGATGCTCTCTCAACACTTTCTACAACACTGTCTTGGAACCAACAAAATAAACAGGCGGCAAAAATCACAAAAAGTTTTCCCATTGCCACTACATACAAATATAGTAAAATCGTAAATGAATATTTTATACGCAAGGTGAATCGATATGACAATACCATGACAATGATAGAATATATTCTTACATACGCAAATGGAACAATTCTTTATGATGAATCTGAAGAAAAGAATATTCATTTATTTTTTCCCTCACTTGAACGTGTTAGCAAACACGATCAAGATATGTTTTATACGAAGAAAACTCCATTTATCGATAGCGACGGACATGCCATGTATATAAAATATACTATACTCGATCCGTATGAGACAACTGTATCAATCTTAGATGCTCTACCTGAGCGCTCTGTTCTTCCGAGATCATTTCACGTAGTCGATTCAATGTATGAGTTGGTCCGTCAATACGCAAACGGGATTTATGAACTCTCTGTAGAATCTCCTCAAAGACCCATCCTGCTTCCAAAGTATGCTATGAAAGTAGGGTCCTTCTATATATGCGTTAATGTTGGTAAGCTCCCCCTACATCTACAAATTTCGGATTATTGTATAGACACTCTTGGACCTGGTGAAATTTGTATGTATAATTACGTAGGAACGGAGCCGAACTATTATGGTCGTAAATTCTGGAATCCCACACGTATTGCTTATGATACGCTTCTTGACGTTCCGCGTTCATCTATCTGTGCAAAAATAACAGAATTATCAAAATATATTTATATGAGCACAGAAAAGGTCCCCCTATTTGATAAAAACGGGTTCTTAATCGAAGTAAATCCGGATAATTCAGGAAACGTGTATGATCTCGATGACGTGTATCATTCAAGACCCTATTTAGTAAGTGTAGGTGACGAGAAACATTTATCAGATCTTTCCATTCACACAGAATGGGGGGAAAAAATGGTTATAGGTAATTCAAGTCTTACTGTCGCAGTTTCTACGGAAACTGCCACAGGTTTTCCTGTATTTTGTAGTGGGGAGGGGATGGCTGGAATTGATGAATTTGGTTATTGTAAATATGTTTTGACACCAATGCTTCATATGCATGATTCTATACGAACAAATGGATCAGGAGCCGATCCCATTCACATACAATTAAATCCTACTCGAACTACTGTACAACATGGTATGATTCCAGGAATACTTTCATTTCAACTTATATTTCGGAGTATGTTTGTAAAACCTATTAATCAAAATCAATATATATTTATAAATTCTTCAAATTATCCGATCGTATCTCCAAAATCTACTTATATTGCTGTAGATAACGCAAGTCTAACACCACCCTATCTTGTTTTTTATGTGGATCTTGTAAAACAAATACATGCGCATATTCCTAAAAACACGGACCCTGTTGTTCCAAATACAACAGGTCTTTCCGTTTCTTCGTGCAGTTTTATAGATATTTCCAAAAAAAGACAGGAGTTATCTGATAGAAATTTCGGAGTCATTCTTTCCCATCGTTTCAAAGTAGATAAAAATTATATAAAACATTTACTAGCAGTAATCGAAACAAAATATGAATATTGTAAAACATACGAATTTGATGAGACAAGGGACACTCTTTCTCTGTTACAACAATTTTATACAGAAATTGAAATATGTTTACAGGATTTTTCGGGTTATTCTTCTAATATAAATGCATTAGAAATTAAACAAACAACGGGTCCAACAAATAAACAAATAAAACTTGCGATTGATACGATCGATGTAAACATGAAAAATATTTTACAGAAGGTGTTTTCTTCTTTTACAAAGGCGGATAATGCCATACAATTTTTTACAAAAATCATTCAGTCGATTGATTCGATAAAAAATTCAGTGAAACGCCTTCGTGATGTTATTAGTGTTGAGAATGAAAAGAGTCTTATGGAAATACAGGGACAGATACAGAAAGATAAACAGATCCAAGGGAATCCTTCCAGTTCCGATTTATCTGAGGTATTGAATTCAATGATAAATTTAAAAGTTGATTTTGAAAAGCGTCTACAAACACTTGAGAAAAATATGGACAATGTTCCAAAATTTTTGGTAGACGTAGATACGTGGATACAGAATCAGAATATACTTATAAATAAAAATTATGATGTTCGCAGACAGATCATAGAAACAGTGAATACAAATCTGGTTGATGTGTATACCAAACGTATAAAGAAGACTTCTTCTTCGACTCTTTCAGAAATTAAACAAATTCATAATAAAGCCACCGACTATCTCTCCTACAAGAAAACAATTGCTTTGTGGTTGGAAATATGGTCGGTTCAGGCAGACACGCTTGATTATTCTAAAAGACCTCTTCAACCTGCTTCTGATAGCCCCTTTAAGGGATACAGTATAGCATTTCCAGTGTTTGAGGAAATTTCAAATCCACTTATTA